TAGGCGTGTCGGCTAGTCTAGCCTCTATAAACAAACCAGTCTCATCGCTGTAGGCATCAACGACCGTCCCTAGGACGTGCTCACTATCACTCACATGAGTATCAAGTAAAGGTATGCCACCGTCTTTAATTTTCTTTATGGCGCCCTCAAAGGCTCCCTTAGCGAATATATCACCGTGAGCATCAGGCGGGCCGCCGTATGTAGCTGCGTAGCCGTGTAGGACACGCTCTTGTGGACGTAGATCTATGTCTACTTGTACACTTTTTGTTTCCATTATTGTAAATCCTCTCTTAACCAAGATACTGTTAACATTACATTTATTTTGACTTATAAACACATAAAACAAACAATAGAGCTCTTAAACAAAAATTATCTTGACAAGCTTATTCGAAATGTGTTATAATTACTAGTATAAGAAGGAAGGAAGGGAAGGCCCATCTTCGATGATATATTCCGTAGGAATAAACAAAGGAAAACAACAAAGAGCAAGATCTTCATACATTTTAGTAGCATATATTCCTGCTTCCTTAAGAGCCATTATTCCTTTATCCGTATCTTCGATACCTATTATATTAGTTAATTCTCCATACTTATTACTTATTATTTGTTTAGCTTTATTATAACCATCTGGCGATGGCTTAGCTTCTTCATAATCTTCTCTAGTAAGAATAACAGAGGCATCCCCAAGTATAGGGATATCTTCTAATATTCTGTTTACTTCTACTCTAGGAGAATTAGTAACAATGGCCGTAGGTATATTATTATCTAAACAATAATGAAAAACATAAAAAGGATACTCAAATATACATAGGTCCGTTACATCTAGTAGGTCCATATATATTTTATGTTTCTTTTGTTTGTTTTCTTCTGAAATAAAGAAGAATGGATTGTTTATCTGAGTAATATACTCATCATAAGAAATATCAAAGCCAGTAGCTAAAACATAAGCCTCATGATGAAGTTCCTGGTTATCTAGAAGTGTGCCGTCTAAATCAAAGAATACAGCATCTATCATAGTACAGTCCTTGGTGCTATTGTACATCTACAGCCTGGATGACAGGGTGGGTAAGATATCTCACCGTAGTCTACGTTTAGAGGCCGTGTAGTGCCCTCTGGCTGGTAGTTATCATTCTTACTTACAAAGTTATCCTCAACTGATATAACCTTACCATCGAGCCCCTGACAGTACGGACATGCATCCGAAGAAGCTACCCACTCAATCCCTTGTACACCCTCTGCTTTATATACGGCCTTAGAGCCCGCATTAGCTGCACGGATTGTTTCTGTTTGAGCTATAAGCCTAGCGCGGTTAGTTGCTACCGTTCCTACAAAAGCATCCTTTAATTCAGTGACTAAACGTGACCTATCCCATCCCTCATCAAATGACCGCTCTAGGGCCTTAGATACGGCCTGTACGCTCGTCTTTGAGAAAGAGGCTGCAAACTTATACTGCTCCTCTCTAATGAAGGCCAGCGTAGCTGCATTGGTTATGTCGAACTTAGTCCCAATCGTAAGAGCTGCCTGCTCACCTGCCATCTCTAAAAGACCTGACATAATGGGCGCTATAGATGCTGCCGCTGCTGCCGTCCACTCACGCTCTAGTCTCTCGAACTGTGACTGTATGGCCGCTATCTGCTCGCTGCTGAGTTCCTTTGTTTCTGTTTCTAATATCTTGTTTAAGGCCTTGCCTTGTTGTTTTAATTCTTTCTTAGTCCAATGCTCAAATCTGTCGTAATATACATCAGCTGAACGGACCGTCCCTAGTGTTTGTTTTAGTAGATCTAAATCTCTACTCTTCTTCTTTAAGTCTATATCTACGACGGTTGAGACGTCTTCATCAGATTCTGCTTCTAAGGCATCGTCCGCGGCTTCAAGCCCTACTTCTGCCCTCGCCTCGTCTATGGTCAATAAACCCGACTGGAAGCCAGCTATGGCGTTCTCAAAGCGTGTCTGCCTTCTGTTGATGAAGGCCGGTACATTGGATAGATCAAAAACAAAAGAACCACCCATTGGATTTAAGTCCTTGTCTCCCTCAATCTTAGAAAGGAAGCGGCGGTGTAGGGCGCTAATCGTCTCATCCCAGAAGGATAGGCGGGCCTCGTTGTAGTTGGAGTATGTAGCATGCTCTAGACCTGACTTAGCTCCCACTAGAATAGGGGGCACGCCTAGAGTCATGAGGATCCTTGTTTCACTGATACCGCGTAGGTCAATGAAGGCTAGTGACTGCATATCCATTGATAGTTGTTGGAACTCCGTAGAGCCCTCTAGCACGGCTATCTCGCCTCTGCTGTTGCCACCGTAGGTTTGCTTCCACTGCTCACGTATACGCTTTCTAGCCTCTGCTGATAGAGGCTCAGGGATACTCAGAATACCTGCAGGCACTCCGCCGTTCTGTAGCATAGCTTTTGAGTAGTCAGTTGCGTCGTTGTCTGTAGCTATCTGCCGTAAACAAGCACGTAGTGGTGACTGGCCGTAGTAATCGTTGGTAGGATTAGGGAACTTAAAATGTATAAGGTCCTCTCTAGCAATCCTATGTGTTTGACCGTCTAGATCATAAATATAATGAGAAACATAATGTTCTTGACTAGGCACTATCCTTATACGATCAGGCCTCAGGGGCCATATCTCTAGGACCCTACCGCGGCCGTTCTTTAGTTTCATCCAATAACAGTTACCTGATAGATAAAGATGATTGACCGTCGTCTCTAGTAGCTCATACCCAGATAGATGGGCATTAGGGCGCTCTAGTAGGCGGACCGTGTCTGTGTCGTCTATTGTGTTACCGTCGTCGTCTACGGCCATCAGTGGTGGCTCAGCAAACGATGTAGCTATCTCTTGGATACCAGCATACACGACCTCATTACGGCCGTATGCGTATGCGCCATTCGTTAGAAAGCTATCTACTGGGTATTGAGGCTGTCCTGACTTATAAGCGGATACACCAGTCTCAAAACCCTTGGTGAATAATGTTTTTAGTTTAGAAAATATTCCCATAAAAAACCCTGGTGTGTTAGTATATAAGAAAGGCCCCTATAGGAGGTACCCAATGTTTAAAAATATGTTAATAGACGCTATGACTCTAAGTAACTATTTCAGAGATGAAAGACTTGATGGCCCTACAGAGATGCTACTTGATCTGTTCTTAGCAGAGGACCAAGCTGGCAAGGGCGATATCGAGAAGATCGAAGAGTTATATGACTTATTGTTTATTCTTCTTGACGATGTAAGAGATAAACGATATAATCTAGATTTTAGTAAGGCTATTAAAGGTAAGACGGCCATACCTGAAAAAGTATTTCAGGCCCTTGTTCGACTGTCCTTTAACTGTTCACGTATCCTTGCTGTTTATAATACTCCAGGAGAGAGCCATGTATAGTCAATTAGTAGAAAACTGTATAGTTGCAGGTTATTATTTAAATGATGAGGAGCTTATCCGTTTGGGAAGCACCCTATCACGTAATCCAGATAAAGAAGATATACAAGATCTATTCTTCTTAGCAATGAAACATTCAAATGACATATACGGTTCATGGGAGTCTATTATCATGGACCGTAATGCCTCTATACAAAACGGTACACCGCCTGATATTGCTCTGGCCGTCGGTACCGTCCTTATTATTAGTGAAGCCTACTTGAAAAAGGCCTTTACAGAAAACTGATGCCACTGCCCGTACTTCCTGATAATTCAGTCAAAGCCCAAACCAAAGCGTCTAGGCGGTCAGGGCTGCCGTCATATGAGTCAGGTGAAAACGAACACATCTGATCTTCTAATTTAGTAAATATACCTACATGAGAAACCTTAGCCTGCTCATATAAGGCGCTTATGGGCTCAGCCCGTACTCTTTTACCTCTAGTGGCCCTCACTCCTTTGAAGGGCACTCCTTTCCTTACAGTCCGTAGAGTATGCTCTACCATATCTCCACCTTGGTTGACCTCGGCCACTATCCTGTCTGCTTTCCATTCATCATATAACTTAACTGCCACCCTAGCCCACTCATCGGGCGTGTAGCGGCCTGATAGGTCGTCTAGTATGTAATAGTGCCCTGCCTCGTCTGCAGCTGCCACTATAATTCCTGTTTCATCCGCAGCCTCTCCACTTGTGACCGCTGGGTCAATGCCTACAACTATTCGGCTGTAGTCAATGGATGCTTCTGCTTTTATTCTTTGGCCGTCAATCATCGAGGGCTGCCACAGAGCGTCTGGGTTGTCCTCTAGTAATTCACCGTATAGTTCCTGCCTACCTAGCCTTGTGCCTTCATAGCGCGCCTCTACGGCCGTCAAGAAGCTTTCTGCTAGGTTATCCTTGTTGTCGTAAGTAGAGCCCCGTGTGATCGTCGTACGTGGGTCCTGTATAAGTGCACTCATCAGCTTTCTAGGCTTTGGTGTAGTAGTTATGATTACCTGTGGTTTAGGCCCTAAACGAAGACCAAAACAAAGCATATCCCATGTGTCTTGATCGTATTCCCAAGAGGAGAGCTCATCACACCAAGCAAAGGTATGCTGCGGTCCCCTGAGGCGGTCTGGCTTCTCAGCGCTGTAGGCTGTGATGACTGCCCCATTCTCAAAGCTTATGCGGCGCTTGGAGGGCTCGTACGTGCACTCTATGCGTCTGCGGTGTGCACATGCCATTATGCCGCTCTCACCCTCTATCATAACGTCTCTGGCGTCTGCAGAGGTGGGAGCCACTAGAGCTATGCGTGCTTCTTTCTTTAATTCCATTACATGATCGAGCGTCGTCTCCGCCCCTACGCGGGTCTTACCGAAACCCCTACCGGCCAGTATAAGCCAGTAGACGTCCCAGTCTTCGGGAGCCAGTTGGTTAGGCCGTGCAAGGAATTCCCATGAGGCGGCCAGCACTCTGCGCTCTTTCTTGTTTAGCAGAAGATACAGATCCCTCTGAGTACATAAAGGTACGGAATCCCATATCTTTCTAAACTTTCTAAGTGATCGTGTATCATAATCTGGCATATTTATCCTAATAAATCTATAGAGGCCCTGTCGAAGTCAGCCTCGGTGTTTATAGCTATTGGGTTGTGGTCCGTAAACAATACAACCGCAGCCTTGTAGGGCCCGTCTATGACGCCCATGTATTCATTGTTTCTAAGTGCACAGCGTGGGTCCTCTTGCTCTGCACAGTACTTAGTAAGTGCTTCGCGGTCCCATACGGCCACCCCTAGATGCTCGTATATAACTTCCTTCGTAGGCTCGTCCGTCTGTAAACGAATAAGGTCCCGCAGGAAGCCGTCCTCTCCAAAAATAGCCTGGACGGTCGAGTTAGGTGACGGCCTGAATCCAGGCTCCCGCTGTATTACAGCCAATACGAGGTCCAACTCAGCGGCCTGTATAAATAGATTAACCATATCATCAATAAGAAGAGGTGGTATATTGACTTCATCGGACTGTACATTCACGATTATGTTGTATTGATTTAACTCTATATTGTTTTCAACCGTGTGATTGACTCTGATCGTACCATTGCGTATCTTAGATGGTGTGCGGTATACTGCTGGACAAAACGAAGAAGCTACGTCATGCATCTGCCTCGTGTCGTCTGCCGCTATGACGACCTCATCGAGCGTCTTGGCCTTCTTTGCGCGGTCGTATGTGTGCTGCAGTACAGGCTTACCTTTAATCTTTCTGGCTAGCTTTCCTGGTGCTCTTTCACTTGCCATTCTTGCGGGCAGTACCCCTAGAACTTTCTTTATCATACTGACTTCCTGTTTTTACCTTGTTTTTGCCTATATCATTAAGTGGACAGCCGTGCAGTCCTACTTTTGAGTCTCCTGGGAAATGCTCTCCCTTGAGGGCCTGCTGTATTGTTTCTATTGAGGTCCGTATAACTTCTCTAATTAAAGAATAATTATAAGTGCCCGTACGCCAGTATTGATATTCCTGTATATCATCATATTGTTTAACTAGATATACATATGCTGGGTTCGTGTCGAGGTCAGGGGCCGTGAGATCCTCTGCTGCCCTCTCTAGGTGTGTAATGAACTCACAGAGCTTAGCTTTGACGTTACGGACGTAAGGCTTCAGGATGTCTGGGTTGCCGTGGTGAGGCTTCTTAAACAAAACAGAAAGATCAACATGCTTCGTATTAGGTATATTAAGCCCCTCACTTGCGTTGTATGCGCGGTAGCCGTGCTCTTTGATCTTACCTCCCAGGTACTCGCCCTCTAGGATCCAGTTACCTTTTGTTTTCTTGTCCCCGTACTCTTCATAATGAAAAGCACTGGCCGTCATGTCCAGATCTCCTGCGTAGGTCTCCCCTTTGTCACCAAAACAAAGATCAACGCCAATTAAGTATATGTCCGTGGCTCCCATGTATTTAAACAGGTTGATTGCCCAGGTGCTTACGCCTACGGGGCCCTCGTCTACGGTCACTATGTCGTTCCCTTCTATGAATTGCCCTATCTTCATACAGTTGAGGCCCTGTGCAGCTATTAGAGGTCCCGTCCACATGTCATAGCAAGTAGGGTTAAGACTATTAGAAGCCAGTAGAGGTACGTCATTGTAATCGATATCCTTAAATCGTTCTATCTCTTGGTCGAATGGGTCTACGGCTAAACAAAGATCAGGCCGTATGCCGTTGTTGTGTAGGACCGTGATCCCTGTGCCACCAGTTACGATGAAGGCATGGCCACCCTCGCTTATGGTGCGTATTTTCTCTATATCTCTCTGGGTAGAGGGCCCTGCTCCTACGAATAGAACGGGAGTGCCCTTCAGAGCTCCAGAAAGGGCCCTAAAATCGTATAACTCACGGTCACTGCACATGTTATACCAGTAGGTGTGTAGCGCGCTGTGTAGGGGCTGTAAGAAGCCTGATCCACGGCGGTTGAGTTTAAGGGTCGTACTAATATGATTAAACAAAGCCTCTCGCTGACTCTCAGTTCCAACGCAGTCGTGTATTCTTATCTCTAGTTTGCCAGGTGCCCCTATGAAAGGGAAGGTGGCGTAGGTTAGCTCGTCGTAGGTAAGTTCCTCTAGTCTAAAGGTGTTGGTTACTATTCTATAGTGTTCAGGCTTCGGGTCTGCAAACACGTGCATCTGCCAAGGCATTCTGTTTAATTTACTCATTACTCTCCCTTAAATAGATTCTCGAACTTAGTTTGGTACTCTTTGCATACTTCATCAATCTTCTCTATCATCTCCTTCCTCATCAGAAGGCACTCTTGTTCGAAGTTGACGGCCTTTCTTGGCCTGTGTTGTTTCTTCTTAAAGGGCCACATCTCTTTCCCAATCCTCTCTGTTTTGTAAACGTAGACCCCGTATCTCCAGGCTCTGACGTAAATTAGTGGATGCTATCTTGTGACAGCTTATAGTGTTATCTTCGTAGAGGTTGGCCTGTAGTTCACACCATCCCCAAGCTACGTGCTCATCTGTTTCTATGTTGTAGACCTTGCAGGCCTCTTGAATATCCAGGGGCTCTGGCACGTCATCCGTGAAAACATACATAAAATACTTCATAATCCATACTTACCTAGAAGGTAGTCCTCTACATCGGTTAAGTCTGAGCCAGTTAAAACAGAATCATAAACAAGAACTTCAGCGAGGTCTCCATCAAAGAAGAAGCCTCCACTGTACTCGCCTTGGTTTCCTACTGCAAACTTATAGGAGGTGCCCTCTATGGCGTTGTAGTTAGAGCTTGTGGCACTCTCTGTTTGATCTGCTCCGTTTAGTTTCATATTGAACTGCGTATCTCCGTTAGAGTATGTAGCTGCTAAACAATAAAAAGTAGAATTTGAGAGGGTCGTGCTGTTCTGTGTTATTATTCTTACTGTACCACTTGTACTATAGGAGCGGCCCTCTATGAGGTTCTGGCTTCCAAAGAAGTCAGGTACGCCGATTCCCCAGCCTCTCAGTGCGTTACTTGCACTCTGCCCCATTAGTAGGCCTGCTGCGCTAGATACGTCGTCCGTGTTGAATACAGCATAAACAGTGACACTGGAAGGCTTTGCTTCAGCTGAGGCGGTGACCAGTCTGTCATTGACTCCGTCAAAGCGTACAACGGGCTCTCCGTTAATGATGCCCGTCTTGTATACGGGCCGTGCAGTTGATGTGTTAGCCACATCCCCTCTGCTGTCGTTACCTTCGTTACTCCAGGTACTCACTGCGTCTCCGTCTGTAAGTGATAGGCTGTCTGCTTTGAACCAGTACATTAAACCAGATAAAGAAGTAGGATCAAAGCCCCCTCCTCCACCGCCTTCCTCTGCTGGTGGCTTGCTTCCAGCCAGTATGCCCTGTTGTAAGAAAAACTTCATAGATTAAGCGTCCGTTGCTGCGTCTGTTGTTATAGTTAGTTTTACACCGATAAGTTTAGCGTCAACCCCTAGGCTGTCTGCGCTTACGTCGCGGTATACTTGAAACACAACCCAATCTTCAGCTGCTGGTGAGCCACCTACCGTCATAGCGCTTGTGGCTGCGGTCGTGTGCTGGTCCTCTGCTGTGATTAGCGTATCGGTCACCGTCTGTGCCGTGCCGAAGGCCGTGTCTATTGCATCGTCATTAGATAGTGCGATGGCCTGTATTCCCCAGGTCACCGTGCCTGAGCCACTGGCTGCCGTCCATATAAAGGATGCCGTGATGGTGCCCTCATTCCAAGACTTGGGCATCTGTAGATGGAACTGTACGAACTCATCTGCTGCCGTGTCGAAGTCTTTGGTCTGTAGCATTATCTTGTTTGTCGTCGTCTCTGACGTCCCGTCTGCTGCTCCGGCCGTTGTTCTGCTTATCATGCCGTAGGCCGGTATCCACATCGTGTGTGTGCCTATAGACGGTGCCGCTGCCCACTTGACGCCCTCGGTCTGTCCGCTGTCTGCTGTTAGAAGGAAGTCGTTGGTGCCTGCTGTCAGGGCTACCCAATCTGAACCGTCATAAACAAGAAGATCACCCGTGCTGGGCGTTATGCCTGCTATATCAGCGAGGTATGCGTTGAAGGCCTGTACGTCACTGCCTACCGCCACTCCAAGTGCCGTGCGTGCTGCTGAGGCTGTGGTTGACCCTGTGCCGCCCTCTGTAAGGGGAAGGGCCGTGTCTAGGGTAAGGGATGTGAAGTCTGCTGCGCCGTCACTGTCTATGCTGGCTACTGCCACGTCTCCACTGTCGTAGATGTTGACCGTCTCTGTGCCTGCGGCGTCTCCTAGTATTATGTTTAAGCTGCCGTCGCTGTGCAGGTCGATGTCTGCAGCAGAAACAGAAAGAATTTGATTACCATTAACATCTAAGTCACCGCCAAGCTGTGGCGATGTGTCGTCTACTACGTCGCTGCTTCCGCCGCCGCCTCCTGTGGCCGTCAGGTCTATCCAAGTGCTGCCGTCGTAGTACTCGACCGTGCTGTCGTCTGTATTCTTTCTTAGGTCACCCTCTATTGGTGTGCCTGGTCTCTGTGCCTCTGTACCGCCCGGTATGTTGATACCCTCTGTGCCTGGAAGCTGTGCGTTGTCTGAGAGGCCTATAGTTGGATTACCTGAGGTGCCGTCGCCGTTAGCTACGTCAACCTCTCCTGCCGTCCCTGTGACGGTCCTGGCTGCTGCCGTGCCACTGCCTGTGCGTGTGACTAGGCCCGTGGTAGCTAGGTCAGCTACTGCGTCTAAGTCGCCGTCTAGTGTGAAGTCTATCTCGTTGTCGCCGTCGTCTTCTGCGACCGTCAGGCCCGTGCTCTGGCTCTTCAGGCTGTTGAACTGAAGCTGTACCCCTGATTTTGTCTCGTATACACCAGCCCCTGTCCCTAGGTTGGTGGCGGTGTTTGTTTCACCGTCTCCTCCGCCCCCTCCGCCAGAAGCAGGTAATAAGCTGGTAAGTAATGACATAGTTTATCCTCAGTCGTTGTGCAGCCTCGTGCTGCTAGTTTAATACTCTTATGGCTAGTTGGATCGTGCGCTCTGCTGCCTCACTGCCGTCACTGACGAGCTTGATGTAGCGTACGCATGCAAAGTCACTGGGGACTAGTGCAACGAACCTGTTAGCGCTTATGGTCATCGTAAGGGCACTTCCTGCGGTGTCGTAGATGTCGAAGAAGTTGGTGCCGTCTAAGCTGCCTTGAAATGTTAGGTTGCTTCCAGTCATTGAAGAAGGAAACAGAATACCAACTAAGTTAGTGCCACCTAAGTTAGCGGCTGTGCTTGTTGACTCTCCTGATTCGATGGTGACGGCCGTGCCCATAACTGAGATGGGTAGGCGGTCCTTGCGTTCTGTGTTGGCCATTACTCTTCGTCCTCGCCTTTCAGTTTGTAATTGATGAACTTCTTCTCGAACTTGGAAACAAGAACATCAATGACGTCTTCGTCTGCCGTGTGTGATACTTTGCCCGTCATGTTGATCTCTAGGGGTCCGTTGCCGTAGCCTCTGATGCGCCCTATGCTCTTTAGGTATTCAAGCAGGGCCTGTAGGCTCTCCTTGTCGTGTATGTGCTCTTGGAGCTTAGCCTCTGCCTTGTCGAGGGCCCTCTCTCTGATCTCTTCCCGTGCTGCTTTTAGTTCAGGGTCACGTGATAGAAGTGTGCGTAGGGTGCCTGATGCGTACCCAAGTATCTTTGCTGTTTTAGCGACACTTCCGTCTGTGGCCTGTAATACCTCTATGATTCTCTCGTTAGAAGCCTTACGGCCTGGGGAAGGATCACCGAAGTTCTTGCCTTTGACTGTCATGGCCGGTCTCCTTATCTTACGGGGCAAGCACCGCCTTGGCACTCATCCTCTAGGTTATCATCTACTATAACTCCCAGGTCATCAAAGGACACTGGCTGTAGACGCTGTACGTACTCTTCGTACTCTTCTTGTGTTTTTACTTCTTGTGGTAGGTAAGCATAGCCTAGATCCTCTGCCGTCTTTGTGGGGTCATTACGAAACAAGAAAGAAACAGCAACATATGTGTTCCAATTCTCTAGTAGCCAGTCTATGATCTCTTCCTTTTCTTTGGGATCGTAAGAAACAGTGATAGATACGTTCTGGTCGCACCAGTGGTCCATGTAGAGTTTGTAGCGCTCTAGCTGGTCAATGGCCGTCTCGGTGTTTACTTCCACTATACGGTCGCCTACCTTCTTCTGTGTGAAAGGTACGCCGTCGTATTTAACAGGAAAACAAATAATAACAGACTCAGGCTCGAAGGGCTTCTCCATTACCCGGTAGCCTGCTGCTCTGAAGCGTTCAACCATTGGGTCGTGCTTGCTGTATGTTATATTATTAAAAATATACTTACCTAGTGGAGTGTGTATACCCTCCGGTACTTCGCCCCTCTCTTCGTCACCCATGATCTTACTGAGGGTGCCACTTGGCTTTATGGTCGTCACGTTCTTAGGCTTGGGTGCCCCTAGCTCATTCGCCATGGAGTAGGCCCCTGCTATGGCCGTGCTTCTCATTCGTCTAAGTGTGTAGGCCGTCATGTCCGGCCTGGACGCTATGCCTGTCAGTCCTACTCCGCAGAGCCGTAGGTAGTCATTGTTTAAGTGCCAGGCTTCCTGCAGTATCTCGTCCTTTAGAAACACACAAGTCTGACGGTAGTTCATTCGTGCTGCTAGGTGCAGTGCTCGGTAGAGGGCCTCGGTGCTTCCTTTGAAAGCTACAAGGTTGATCTCTGTGAGGTTACAGAAGCTCTTGTCTCCAAGTAGTATCTCTGCGCATGGGTTGAAGCCTTTAAACCAAGGAGCACGCTGTAGGGCGCTCTCTGCATTCACGAAGCCAGGCTCTGATCCACCGCTCTCTATCATCAATGAGAATAGCTCGGCTAGTTGTTCGCGGGTTGGCTTGCTATTGAAAACAAGAGAATTATTACTCTGCTGGCGGTGCTCGTTGCCGTGTAGCCAGAAGTCTTTCTTTGCTACTGCGAACTCTCTCCACTCGTCCTTGCCGTACTCGAATAAACAAATCTCAGCTGAGCGTCTGGAGCTTAGGACGGTGCCTAGTAGGTTGATGATGTCAAGGATGTCCATGCGGGTCAGTAGTTGGTCTGATCGATTAGAGAGGATGTCAGCTATCTTGGTGAAGGCTGCAGCTATCTGCTCATCTCCTGAGCTTATCCATCCGTATCCTTTCAGCCGTGTGCCTGCTGGGCGTATCTGTGTGAAGTCTAGGATTAGGCGGTCTACGTTGTACTTGCCTGCTAGTAGCTTGCCTATGGCCCGTGCCCATGCCTTTGCGCTGTCTCCAACTGTTAGGTGCCATGTGCCGTCTTCGACCGTCTCTATGTTGTCTTCGTGGCCTCCGCCGTCTGTGCGTGTAGAGCGTCTAACTTCTATGTCTTTGATGGGCTTCCTGAATCCAGTGAGTGTGCCAGTGATTGGTGCGAAGCCTACTCCACATCCTTGCAATAGGAGCCACAGTACGTCGACTACGTCGTATACACTGCGTACTTCAAGGAAGGAGCAATTGAACATTGAGCTCTCTCTTGTCTGTGCTATACCTGTTCCGCCTAGGAAAAGGGTGCGCCCCGCTGGGAGGATATGGCGGGACGCTATGAGGTTGCGTAGTTCTTCTAGCTCTGCAAGTTGCGCTGTATTTAACTCTTTACCCTGTGCTCGCTCCCATAACCAACGCTGATGCTGTATTACTCGGTTCACTACATCGTTCCAGTTCTCAGGTAGACCGTCTTCTTTGATTCTATGGTAGGTGCGGTATGCTGTTGCTTGTGCTCTAATTGTAGGTTTCATATGTCATCTCCATTGTATCTTATGGTCTCTTCACTTATAGTACGCTCATTTACTACCAAAGTAGCTCATATATTTACTCTTTATATATAATTAATATAAGTATCTAGCTTGTATAGATATCTTCGATATAGCCGCCGTATAGATATCTTCGATATGTTTTCTCTTATGTATTTGTATCTTCGATACTCTCCAATATCTTCGATATATTTTTCTTTATTCTCTTATGTATAGATATCTTCGATATGTTTTAATATCTTCGATATATGCTTAGGTATTTATTTCTGTATTCATATTTTTTATATCATTCATATCTTCGATATAGGGGATATTTCTAATATACAAGGGCTTCTATCATTAGTACGACCAAAATTTCAAAAGTAGCTCACTTTTTTTAGATAATTTTATATTAAGAGCTGAGCTATTGTTTTATTGGCCGTACAGGGCTTATTTAAACAAAAATTAATATAAGGAAATAGCACTTTAGGTAAAGTGGATTTAAAGGTTGTACCAGGAAACATATAAAGAAAACAAATAAAACAAAAAGGTTGTGGATAAAACAGAGAAGGAATAAAATAAAGAAAGAGAGGAAAAGAGAAAGAGGTAGGGGCCCCGTGCTTAAAGTTTTTGTTTATAGTATACTGGCCTTCGAATCCTTCTTGTTTATTAAAGAGCCAGGCACCCGGAAGGTTTGCCAGGAATATAAAAAAGAGGTTCAACATGTTTGTTTATCTTATAGTGGCCGTAACTTTATTTGAGATTATGCTACACTTTATGGAAGGAGGAAAATAGAATGAATAATGATTGGTTTATTTGTTTACTCGAAGAAGGAGAGCCTGAGTACCAAAGATATAATTTAGAACAAAGAATAAAGCTAGTGGCCAAGAGGGCCCTTATAAAGACGAGGTTGTTTAATGTATCCTGATTTTTATTGTTTTGATCTGTTTTCCTTCGACTGGACGGACGAGGAAATAGAGAAGATATTAGCGGCACAGGAAGAAGCAGCAGAGACTGAAAGACTTTTCATTGAGGAGATAAATAATGAAGAAGATCACGTATAACGCCCAGGGGCAGAAGCTAGAGTTCGATGAGGCTCTACATAAGTACACACACGACGGAGAGGTTCTTGAATCCGTCACACAGGCCCTGGGACGCCTCTTCCTGCCCTTCGACGAGTACCGCATGTCTAAGAGGGCAGCGAACCGTAGACGGACGTCACAGCGCACTATACTGCGTGAATGGGAGAGGGCTAGAGACACTGCTTGTGACTTCGGTACGGCCGTCCACCTACATGCAGAGACATACATCCGTGACGGCGTCCGTACTAAGCCAGCTAACGCCATCTACGAGCAGACCTTCAAGACGGCCCGCAGTGTTTGCGATGCCTTACTTGTTACTCATGATTTTGTAGAGGCAGAGAAGATGGTCTTTTCTCCTAAATATAAAATAGCAGGTACGCTTGACTTGATCCTACGTAATAAAGAGACGGGCAAGATTGTACTTGTAGATTGGAAAACAAATAAAGAGCTCACCAAGGACCCTACTCATTACAACAAGCCAGGTCTGGGTCCTTTCAAGGAGATTCTTGATTCTAAATATAATAAGTACTGCCTACAGCTCAATATATACCGCCGTATTATGGAAGAGGAGAATTACTTTGACGAGGAAATAGGCGATATGATTATAATACATTTAAGAGACGGCACGGTCAAGACCTTCACGGTCCCTGACCACTCTGAACTAATAGATAAATTTATGAGGGAGAGATTATGACGACCCACCTATCATGTGATGAGTGTGGAAGCAGCGATGCATTGACCGACTACGAGGACGGTGCTTACTGCTTCTCATGTAAGACCAAGTTCACATCAGACGGCACAATCAACGTGAAGGCCCCTAGCAGCCCCTCTGTTGCGTTAAAGGACCACCCTGGTGTAAAGTGTCAGGGTATACCCGATAGACGCATCAGCGAGGCTGTATGTAGCTTCTACGGCATACGGTCTACAATAGTCAATGGTAGGGAGATCCAACGGCACTATCCAGTGTACAAGAAGGGATCTCTCACAGGCTATAAGACACGCACACTGCCAAAGGACTTCAGCAAGGACCACCGCGGTGACACCAAGGGCCCTATTCAGTTGTTTGGGCAGCACCTATTCAACTCAGGGCCTGTGATCCTAGTTACGGCAGGCGAAGAGGACGCCATGGCTGCACACGAGATCACCAAGTTCAAAAGTAAGACGGGGCGCGGCTATCCAGCCGTCTCCCTGCCTAATGGATGCAATATCAAGGCACTTAAAGAGAATCTTCAGTGGTTCAGTGGTTTTGATAAAATAATATTATGTTTAGATCAAGAAGAAGATAAGGATCTTAAAGATGCAGAAGAATTCTCCAGAATCTTTCCTCCCGGAAAGTGCTTTATTGCCAGATTTAGCGAAAATGATGTCTCAGATATGTGCAGATCAGGGAAGTTTTCAGAATTTTACTCCTCGCTCTTCCAAGCAAAGCCATTTAAACCGGCTGGTATTATTAGGTGCTCCGATACCTGGGGAGAGTGGCTACGACGCGATGAATACGAATCTGTGGTATTTCCGAGAGGGTGGGGGCTTGAACCTTACGGTGACATACTACGACTAGGCAGCCTGATCACTCTAGGTGCGGGCACGGGCGTCGGTAAGACGACCCTGTTTAAAGAGCTAGAGTATCAAGTATTCTCTCAGTCTGACTACAACGTCGGCATAATTCACTTAGAGGAGCCCGTATGTGACACAGTAGGAGGCCTGCTGTCTATACATATGGAAGCAAGACTAGGAGATAAAGACTGTAAGATCCCTATGGCAGACCAGCGTAAAGCCTGGGAAGAAGTATTTGCCTCTGATCGTTTTGTTTTAGACCAAGCATTTGGTCACCTAGAACCCGACGGCCTCCTAGATAAGATACGCTACATGGCACACGCTGGTGGCTGTAAGTTTATTTTTATTGATCATTTATCTGCACTAACTAGTCTCTACGGCAGTGACCGTGGCGGCTCTAAGATAGAGAAAACAGAACAACTTGTGACGTCACTCCAGATGCTTACACAAGAACTAAGTATATGTATAGTAATGGCAGCTCACGTACGTAAAAGAGACGACAAGTCTACAAGCTACGAGAACGGCGCTATAGCTAACTTAGACAGCCTTTCTGGCTCTGCCTCTATAAAGAACTACTCTGACGCAGTAATGGTCATACAGCGCGACCAGAGGGTCCCTGACAGCCCTCTAGTTCTACATGTAATTAAGAATAGACTGACTGGCAAATTAGGCCCGTCGAATAAGTTGACGTTTAATTCAGAGAAATGTAGAATACAAGAATATAAGGAAGTAGCAGTAGGTGGAGACTTGTTATGAAAATAGTTATAGACTTTGAAACAACAGACTGGGGTATACAGGATGGCATAGGCAGTGGCTGGGCCTTTGGTGCAGTTCAAGTACTTGGATGTGGCATCAAGGTCGAAGACGGCCCTACTGAGTATGTCACGGACCTCGCCAAGGTTGTAGACGTATGTAGCCAAGCAGATACAATTATAGCTCACAACGCCCAGTACGAAGCTGGAATTCTTTGTTTCCTAGGCGTAGACATTAGTCGTAAGCAGTTCTTTTGCACAAAGATAGGCGCTAAATTAGAAGATAATGATTTATTTGATTATTCTCTTGACACACTTGCAATTACTAGATATAATGAAGGAAAGGAGACAAACAGATTGATAGAGGTAGGAGCCCAGATCGGTCTGTATACTCTTCCAGAGAACTATCTTGAGGATGGAAAGAAGATGAATACTCTTCGTAATAAGTGTAAGAAAATAGCGATGCATAACTTAGATGCAATACAGGAAGCCAGCCCTGTTGTAGCTGAGTACTGTATCCAAGACGTAGATCTAACTGCAAGACTACACGCTGACCTCCTTAAGACAGTAGGAGAGGCGGTATACGCCCACTATTGTAAGCTAATCAATGTAGTAACGGCCATGAGAGCCAAAGGCATCAGAGTAGATATCAAAAAGACGTATGAGGTGCGCTCAGAGCTTAAAAAGGCCCTACGCTCCGCTGAACGTGATCTATGGTGCCTATACGGTCATTTTAATTATAACTCCCCCGTACAGGTAAAGAAGTGGGCTAAAGAGCACCTTCAGTTGTCCGGTATAAAGGATGATGAGGGTAAAGAGTCATTCGGTAAGGAATTTATAGAGAAAAATGAAGATGTACTAGGAGTTAGGCTTCTAGGAGAGTGTAAAAAGCTCTCTAAACTAGAGTCCTTCTGTAAAACAGTAATTGAACACGAGAAGAATGGCCGAGTACACCCCGAATTAAATATTATGCAAGCCCGTACAGGGCGCTTCAGCTGTACGTCCCCCAACGTACAACAAATTCCAGGTCGTGATAAGATCTGGGCCCCAAAACTCCGCTCTTTATTTTTGCCAGAAGAGGGAGAAGAGTGGTATAGTTTGGACTTTAGTAGCCAAGAACCCCGACTACAAGTTCACTATGCCGAAGCCATAGGAAGTGTTTCAGGCAAGGAGTTAGCTCAGACCTACCGCCTTGACCCTAGAAACGACATATACACCACCGTTTGTGAAGAAGTAAAACGACTCTCTGGAGTTGAAATGACACGCTCACAAAGCAAAGTGATGACCCTGGCACTTTCCTATGGCATGGGTGCTGATAAAGGAGCTAAGGCCCTTGGCGTATCTGTACGAGAGTACAATAAAATCAAGAAGGCTTACTTTCAAGGGGCCTCTTACTTAAAAGAACTTAACCAATACTGTCAAAACAAGATGACAGAGAGGGGCTACATATTCACACTGGGCCGTAGAAAGATACAGACGACCCCAGGGAAGGAATATAAAGCACTCAACGGCCTTATACAGGGTTCAGCCTTCGACCAGACGGCAGAGGCTCTTATACAGGCTTACGATGCGGGACTGCTTCCCCTAACGACCATCCACGATGAGATTGCCCTCTCTTCTGGAGACATCAAAGAAGCAGAGAAATTACAAGAAATTATGCAAACATGCATGAAACTTAGCGTCCCAAGTGTCGCTGATATAAACAAAGGCCCCAACTGGGGCGAAGCTAAAGGCTAGGAGGATATTATGGCACTTAAAGGTATTACAGCAGGTGGTGGATCAGCACCGTCAAAGTTTGAACCATTAACTAAAGGCGTACACGCCGCACGTCTCGTCCGTATCATTGATTTAGGTATGCAAAGAGATGAATATCAGGGAGAAGTAAAAGAAAGACATAAGTTATTCCTTACATTCTCAGTACCTGGTGAAACAGTAAAAATAGATGGCAAAGACAAGCCTAAGTATGTTTCTATAGAGACGACGGCCTCTTTCCATGAGAAGGCTAAGCTTACGGCCCTGGTCACGGCCCTAGATCCTACACTAGATCTAGATGCTACACTAGACATTACTAGCTTGCTGGGTAAGGGCGTACAGCTCAACATAGGCCATACTGCAGGCGGTAACGCTAAGGTCACCACGGCCATCCCACTGTCTAAAGGACAGACGGTCGAGGACATGGGAGAGCCCCTAGAGGCCTTCGACTTCGACAACCCTGATAAAGCTATGTTTGATACTTTCCCTAAGTTCATTCAAGAGCGTATCCAAGAAGCACTAGACTTTAAAGGATTCGGCAGTACGGTCCTACCTGAGGTCATGTGAGTAGAAGGGAAGCAAATCGACGGTATGAAAAGACCAAGAAAGGCTTCCTCATGAGGGCGTACCGCAATATGATCTGCCGTGTAGATGGCACACATCACGAGCGGTCCGTCTCTTGCTATGGCCAAGAGCTCCTCCCTAAAGAGGAATTCTATGAGTGGTCCCTAAATAACCCCGACTTTCACGACCTCTTTGAGGAGTGGGAGCGGGCAGGGTACGAGAGGAGGCTTTCTCCCTCAGTAAACAGAATAGATCCTAGGTTTGGATACTATTTATTAAATATGCAGTGGGTCACCCTAGGTGAGGGGTCCCGAAGGCACGTACAATATAGATATCGAGGGAAGATAGTATAATGATAGAACAAGAAGCAAAAGAAAGGGTCCTAGTCATATCGGACATACAGTGTCCTTTTCATCATGAAGATACGATGGCGTTCTTAAAGGCCGTAAAGAAACAATACAAGCCAACGACCGTCGTCAATATTGGTGACCTAGTTGATAATTATTGTTTATCTGCTTGGACAAAGGATCCAGATGCAATAAGCGCTAATGATGAGATTACACAGATGAGGGCCTTCATAAAGGAATACAATAAAGTCTTCCCTAAGGGCGTAATGCTAGAGAGCAACCACAATCTTAGACTAGAACGCGCTGCTGTGAGGGCTGGCATACCTAGACACTTCCTGAAAGACGAGCATGCATGGAGTGGCCTAGCTAAAGGATGGGAACTTACTGATGAGGTCGTAATTGACGGCGTCGCTTATATGCACGGTGATCAACAAGGAGCTGGCGGTCAGAATGCTGCTCTTAATAGAGTTAAGCTTAGAGGGCGCTCGGTAGTTGCCGGACACCTTCATACTCAGTCTTGTATTGTTTACCACGCCACGAAAGAGGCGCTAATGTTTGGAATGCAGGTTGGTTGCTTAATTGACCATAAGGCCCTTGCATTCGCATACTGCAAAAATGCACTAAAGAAACCAATATTAAGTGTAGGTATCGTGGACAAAGGCGTCCCTCAGATTATACCTATGTTATTAGATGAAGAAGGTCGATGGACTGGGAGGTTATAATGGATCTAAATAAACTAGCAGCAGAGCTGCACATGGTAAGTAAAGCAAACGGCCACTGGGCCAAGGGCAAGTATCCTGACCTAGGCACGGCCGTAACACTGGCTATAGGTGACCTAGCTGAGATAATTAAAAGAGATCAGAAGGGCGTAAAAGAGCAAGTATCTGATAATGTATCCTGTATTAACCATTTTGAAGAGAAACTAGCTGACGCAGTTATACGTTGTTTAGATATAGCAGCTGCCTATAAACTAGATATAGAAATGGCCGTCAAAAGCAAGGCCCTCTTAAACAAAGCGAGGATCCCACATAGTGAGTAGTTTAACATTTATCATAGGCCCCTGTGCTATAGTTGATGTAGAGACCTCTGTTTTAGAGGCCCTGGCCATCAAGGAAGTACAGAAGATGGTAGAAGAGCAGTCTGGTGAGAAGATTGATATTATTTTTAAATCATCGTTCAATAAAGCTCAGCGTACACAAGGCGCCAGTTACCACGGAACGGGCGTACATGCTGGACTAGCTGCACTTCAAGCAGTTAAGGACATGACAGGCTTCCGGGTTACCAGTGACGTCCATAGCGTACAGGAGATAGAGGAAGCGGCTAACGTACTTGATCTTATTCAAATTCCTCATCAATTATGTAATTATACTGAAATACTAGAGGCAGCGGCCCTGACTGGGCTACCTATCTCAGTTAAGAAAGGCACCTTTACAAGTGTCAAAACAATGGAGGCAACGGTAGCCAAGATTAAGAATATCAACCCAGATGCAGAGATCATAATCATGGAGCGCGGCAATATCTTTGGATATGACAAGGTAGTCGTTGATATACTGAATGTAGCTAGATTAAAGGAGATACCTGGTGTGTTTGTAGGTATTGATGCTACACACCCAGCACAGGATCGCTCTCTAGCCCCTATACTTGCCATGTGTGGCGTTTCTGCTGGTGCAGACGTAGTCTTCCTTGAGTCCTGCTTGGACCCAACACAGGCGCCCTGTGACGGCCACTGTATGCCTTATACACAGGACCTTCCAACCATAGTAGCTAAGTGTATGCTTATAGAGATCACTAGACAGCTAGGGGAGGACGCGTGCGAATTATAGCCATAGACCCAGGTATTAATGAGACCTCGTATATCATAATGGATCCCGGTCCTAAAATAATAGGTGGGGCCCTCATTAAGAATCCTTATCGCTCTACGGGTAAAGTAGCACGACTAGAGAAAGCACAAGCAATGGCCCTGGCTCTTGAGAGGGAGCTAGTGCGGTTAAACAAAGTAGAACTGGCAATCATCGAGGCGTCTACAGGAAGCCACGGAGGGCGCTGTAACGTCAATACAATGTGCAGGCTGGCCATCATAAGCGGCGTAGCTTACGGGGCCTGCAATGCAGCAGAGAAGATCTTCGTACCGCCTCCTACATGGAAGAAGGTACAGGATAAGTATAAGAATCACGACTTGTACTTAGAGCCACTGACTAAGGCTCAACGGCGCTCACTAGAGATAAAGCTAGCTAGGGTGCCTAAATCAAAACAACATAATCTTATAGACGCCTACTGTATGGCGCTGTGGGGACAGGAGATTTATATAAATGAAGACATTAATAATTAACATGCTTATGTCATTGGCCGTAACTATCTTAAACAACAAGACAGTACACAATGAGATCCGTAAACTAGCTAAGCGTACTGATAATGAGTACGATGATGCAGGCGTAGAAGCAATCATTGCCTTGTTTGGCCGTATTGCAACACTGCTTGGTAAGAAAAACAAAGAAACTGGAGGATAGGGCCGTGCAAGATCTTATACAGAAATACTACCCACAACTATATCGCTACTGTCAACAACACACCACCAACCACCAAGACTGTCAAGATCTTCTTCAAATCTCTGCTTGTAAAATGGTAGAGAAGGCGCATCAATTCGACGAAGCTCGGGGGTTCCTCCCCTGGGCTAAGGTGGTTATATACCGCTGTTTCGTTGATGAGTGGCGTAAAGAGCAGAGGAAGATACAGACGACCGAGTTAGAAGAAGAGATCACTGAAGACTACCTACCCGCACCGAGCATCGTACGTGATGTACTTGTTTCTATGGGTAAAGAGCACCGCTACCTCCTAGCTGCCCTGTATATGCATGGCATGACTCAAAAGGAGCTAGCAGAAGAATTAGGCGTGTCTGTCTCCTATATAAAAAGACACGTAGATAAAGCAAAGAAGTCATTTACGAGGTACTATGATGAATATAATCACGCTATTGGCGAGTCCTATTGTTGATGGAGTGCTAAAGGGGCTCAAAGAGATGAGCGCCATGAAGCAATTCGAACGAATGCAGGGAGAGATCCTTGAGGGTTGGACCTATAAGATTAAAGTAGAAGTAGAGAGGGCAATGAAGAAGAATAACTGCCCCGTAGCGGCCTATAATGACGTAATGAAGGCCATAGAGGAGGTGATAGAAAGAGAATTCGATACAACTAAACTTTAGGGGTTGACTCGGTATTGTTTTATTTATATAATAAAGTTATACACCAAAGACAACCATCGGGAGGATGTCATGTTAGAAGGAATATTCTTCACTATCTTTTGTTTAATTATCACAATGCCTTTAATTTGGCCTATGATGTTTTACTACTTCTGGAAGTATTACAAGCGTAGACTAGATATGGCTGAAGTAAACAATAATGAAGAACTACTTAAAGACTTAAAAACAAGAAGACGTAAGTATTCATTCAGATCTGCCCTTCTTATTTGTTTAGTAATCATAGCACCTGGGGCTATTAGTATAGCCACTTCAGTAGACGAGACGGCCCCTGTAGTTGTCGAGGAGGTTGCAGATGAAGCTTAAGGCCTTTGCAGTCGTCGGATGCTTTGTACTTTTCTTAGAATCAATATTAATAGGTATTATATAATGCATATATTTATAGTCGTAGCACTAGCCGTATTTACTCTTAATACATGTACCGTACAGAGGGCATCTATAGAGGACGGATACAAAATACAAGCAGAAGAAGATTATGGCAATCTTTATAACATACAGGAGGATACAGATGGAGAAACTAATCTACCTAGCGAGTCCTTATAGCCATCCAAACAAAGAAGTTATGGAGGACCGCTTCAAGAAGGTGACCTACGTAAGTGGTATGCTTATGCGTACCGGCACCGTTAACTTCTCCCCCATCACGCAGTCACACGAGCAGTGTAAGCTCGTCAACCTGCCGACTGACTGGGAGTTCTGGCAGACGGCCGATGAGGCCATACTGAACGTCTGTGACGAGCTATGGATACTTTGTATACCGGGCTGGAAAGAGAGCCTAGGTGTACAGGCTGAAACTAAATATGCCAAGGCACAAAAAAAGCCCGTACACTACGTCCAATTAGACGGTGACACGGGCTCAGTCTTTATTCTAGAAGAGGAAGAAGCATATGGGCGCTTTTAAGGACGACAAACATAAAACAAGTATATCTCTAGTTCCTGGGGAGGTGATAGAAGAAATAGCAAGAGTTATGGAGTTTGGTTCCAGAAAATACTCTCCACACGGATGGAGAGAAGGGATGGACCATTCTAGATTGATAGACGCAGCCCTTAGACATATTTACCGATATATGAGGGGCGTAGACAAGGATGAAGAGTCAGGGCACTCACATATATCTCATGCTGCCACTAATCTTATGTTTCTTGTTTACTACCTACAGCACGATCTCGGTAAAGACGACCGATACACTTCAGAAGATAAATTGGAGGATTGATACGACGACACCAGCACCTATAGCTAGCATCCCCAACATCTTAAGGGCACCTTCAACATGCCCAACATGTACTTTAATTGGTTTCAACTCTTGTCTCAATAACTCTAAGTTATCTTCGGCGGCCTCAGTTCTGCGCATATGCTCCCTGAGGTCGCCTTTTATTTCTAGTATTTCTTCAAATATGCGTAGTAACTTTTCATCATCCATTACGCCTCCAATGTATATTTAGTAGTGATGATAATCCACCGTCCATCACCGTTAGTAAAGTCTCCCTCTCTTACGTCCCTTCCGTCTACACCACTATAAATAGTGACTCCTTGGCTACCGCCCGTATGGTTCCCTAGAAACCCAACGTAGCTCTCTCCATTTCCATTCTTAACAGTCATACTAGCTACCAACATTCTCTCATAGAAATTAGATGAGAAGAATAAGCCAGCTGACGGCGCCATTGGTAAGTAGAGCGTCAATGCTCCTGTACCTACTCCGTCTGTACCGCCATCACCGTTTAGGTAGTAGTGTACTTCTATTTCACCCTCTCTTGTTATTCTATATCTACAGTTATTATCATTAAAGGCCGGGGTCGTACCTGGTGAACTAATGAAAGTCCCACTAGCAGCGCCGTGATGCCCTGGATTACCTGTAAATATTCTGTTTATCTGATACGCGCCTATGCCATCACCTATACCTAGGGTCGTGACCGTCCAATCATCTGAAGCACTCATTGTCATCCTTAAAGAACCTACACAAGTACAAGGATTAAGGTCGTATACTGTTTCATCTATATTATCAAACGAAAATAGAGCACTGTCTACATCAGCTACGGCATCGTCAGGTGCACCTATCTGTGCAGCAGTAGGGCTGAGTGTCTTGTTTGGCGTACGGCCAATCATAAACTGTACAGCATCCATATCATCATTACAGACCCCATATATAAAGAATGGGACGTCATTAGAGGCTGCCACGCCTGTGGTAAAGCCAAATCGATTACCTACTATATCAGAGGAGCCAGCGTCGTCTACGAAAGACTGGTTGGCCTCTACGCTTATATACTTGATGTATCCATAATTGTCTGGATCTACGAAGCGTACGAAGCCTGGGTTAGACGCGGAGAGGTCATCTCCCTGTGCGTCATGTATTGTAAAGGTCCCCGTACCGCTGTCGTATGAGCACCCCAGGTTTACGAAGGGTGCCCCGTTGGCAGCAATAGAGGCGTCTATGTTTGCTTTATAAGTAGCTGCATCTTGTGTAGTATAGTTTGGCGCTACAAACTCTGGGTTACTCATTGTTTAAACTCCTGTTGCGGTCCAGGATACGGCGCCCGTCACGCCAGTTCCTGATGTATTATATAAATTAATATCAAAGCCAGTAGTAGAAACATTGTCAACTACAGCTATGGTGGCGCTACCTGACTGTGGAGTCACTTGCACCCTTGGTGTGTTATGGAAAGCTTGGTCAAACGTGATGGTCGTACCAGAGGACCCTACTGCTTGAGATGAGGCACTCTCTGTGCGGTCCTCTCTATCTACGTAGAACTCTAAGTCTGTTATCACATAATTACCTTTAGTATAGTCTGCCCGTATACGGCCCTGGAACTTCCGTGCGGTCTTCTCACCTACGGTCCATGGGTTAAACGAATCAATAGAATAAGACATGCCACGCAGTATAGGGAGGCCCGTGCCCGTATCGAAGGTTACTTTATGTTTTATATACCTTGCACTGATACGGCCCGTGTTCCACTCTTCAAAGCCCGTGTAGCTGTCTGCTGACTTTCTATAGTCTATAGAGGTCGTGTGCGTCGTAGCTCCCGTCTCTCCAGGGGCAAGGACGACCGTCTCATCTATAGTAAAGGTCATCGTGCGGTCTGCACTGACATCTATCTCTTCTGCCTCATAGGAGCAGGTGTCGTATGGATTAGGCACTACTACGTCGAATGTACTCCAACTATCGTCAGACCCCAAGTTCTGTGACTGAGGTATTACGTTACCGCGGTAGTCGAGTATCATGTTTGTTGTAGTTCCTGCCGTAGACACGCTATTTACTGGATCTAAGGAGATGCCCTCCTCTTGACCGTCTAGTATATAGCTAAGCTCAAATACAGGATCAGCTTCGCCTTCTGACACGCCTGGACCCAACTTACTCTCTATGACGCCCACGACCCTGACCTTGTCATCAAACCCAAGGTCTATCTCTTCTGTGGTATACGTCCCTAGATCCTTAGGATTAGGTACAAACAAATCAAAAGTACTAAAGTCATACTCATCTGCCGTCTTCTTGTCCTGTGCAGTGAGGACGCCCGTGTAGTGGCGTACCATATTAACCAGGGTGCCTCCACTGAAGTCCGTGTTCAGCAGTGAGTCAATTATTGTGTTTGGATTAGTTATAAGCTCCGTAGCTTTAGAGGCACTCACGCTGTAGTTGCCCGTGTTATCTATTGATTTAATGAAGAAATCCCACTCACCAGGAGGGACCGTCGTGGTCGTCTCTGTAGAGCTCTTCTTCGCTTTAACCAGTGGCGTGGCGCCCTCCCAGTTACTGCTACCTTGAGGCCCGTAGCGCACCTCATAACCCTGTAGGTCGAGGTCAGCAACAAGTGGCCATGAGAAGGTTACATTGTTTCCGTTTTGGTTGACTATAAGATACCCTACATCCTCAGGTGGCTCAGCTTTAGCTTCCAACAGTACGCCGCCTATCTCCGTCCAGGGGCTCTTGGTGCCAGCCTGATTAACGAATCTAGTACGTATACTATATGTTGCATTGTCTTGACTTCCAAACCAATTAAACGTAGAGGCTCCACCGTCTAGGCGCGCTATCTCTACCCACTGATTAATAGGCACCGAGGACGTCAGCTGCCCTGCAGGGGCCGTGGTCATCTTGGCCTGTAGTTCGACACGTCCACCGTTTACAACGAAACTATCAGAGGAGGCCGTCCAGTTAATCCTGGCGTAGGGCGTAGCTGTGCCGTCTGCACGTATATAAATATAATCATCACCTGACAGCCAAGTCAGGCCCGTAGGTTTACGCAGTAGAAACGGGTTAGGTAGGGACGTCTGTGATGCCCTCTCTACGGCCGTCTCTTCAGTAGACCAGCTCCATACAGATGAGTCCGTCTCCGCTAGCTCCAGCCCAACCTCAGGCCGTATGGCGCCTCCGTCGTCACTTACCAGTGCAAAGCTCCACTCAACCACTTCGAAGGTCTTAGAGGACCAGCCAAAGCGATCGTAGGATAGGTATATGGTGTCTCCTACTTGAATATCAAAGGCCGTCATCTTACAGCGTAACTTACACCGTATCTGCCTTCTGTTTCTTTCTAATAATATCTTAGCCAGTCTCTGTGCACCTGCTGGGCTCTGAGTGAAGGGGAACTCAGCATCGTAGGTGAGCTCATCTCCGCCGTCCTCTGTGACGTAGGTGGAGTTGGTCACTACAGGGAAGTCTACGGGCTGGTAGTTATCCAGTGGGTCCGTAAACACACCCTTTACGGTGTTGAATAGATCCTTCCTAGAGGTCCGCGTCTGTACGGACATAGTAGATATTATATCATCTTCGTTTAAAGTTAGGGTAGGAGAGCGGTACTCACCTGCGTATGTCTTAAATGAACCATTCTGATAAACAAGAGTACCTGACATTGCTGACAGTATATACTCTATGTTTTGTTTTGGTATATTAGCCGTGTCCACTACGCCCGCTGCAGGATACCGCAGTTCAGAGGCGTTAGTGGAGTACATCTCTGCCCTACTTAGACCAACTACACTTCGACCGTCAGACTGTGTCATTTCGATCGTATAGTAAGTATAAGAAGTACTATTAGCAAACGTATAAACCTTCTCTGTGTTTACATCCCAGGAAACATTCAAGTCCTCTACAAGGAGGGTGCCGTTAGCGGCGAAGTAGCCAGTTACATAAAGAGGAGAAACATTATGACCGTATATACGTACGTTTTTAGGGGCATTACGGGTCGTTCCATTTTCGTGTACCGGAGGTTTAACTATAATCTGGTTTATGGCCTTGCCGCCGCTGTACTCAAATGTAACTGCACCGAGGTCATTGTAGAGGGTCTCATTGCGGCCCAGCCACTCTGTGCCATCGTGCGTGTCCACTAGAGAGTGGGGCGTAAGGTCGTCCTCTGAAGGAGAGGATAGGAGGTTAGTTGGATACTCGGGGACGTAGTAGGACGTCACGCTGACCGTCTCTTCACAGACATTAGCTGCTGCATTGAAGGTCGTGTCATCTAGCTCAGCTGAGGGCACCTTAAGTCCGTATGTACTGTCTGAAAGGTAGTCACGTAGAACCAGGGAAGCGTTGGTGCTGTAGCCCGTAGTTGCCGTACGTGGGTCGTATAGTTTCTTTCCTTTACAGATGGCCGATACGTTAGGTATGCCGTTCTGCCACAGGCCGTCCTGCCACCCTAGTTTAATATATAAATAAGAATTACCTCTAAGGCGGTGGTTGGTTGACCACAGGTTACCGTTCTCAGAAACAAGATCAGGATCAGCACTCTGGCCGTCTCCGCCTAGGTGTTTCTTTATACGGATAAGGGGCGTGTCATCATCTTTATCAAAGTAGCGGTCGTCCGTGGTGTTTCCGTCATCGTCTAGAAGAATAAGAGAATCATCAAAGAAAATATGGTCAATAGACTCTATCTCATGACAGGACAGTATGACCACCATATGTAGCCACTTATTGTTATCTGTTGTGTTTATAAACGCTATAGGCCCGGAGACTCGGTTGGTGCCGTACACCACCTTACCTGGAGGAGTGGCTTGCCGGACCATCGTAGAGAGCCCTCCCGCTGTAGACTTAAAGTCATTAGATTTCTTAGACTGGCCTAGAAACTGAGACGCTGCACCGACTACGGCCGTGGTGATGAACGAGACCGCTAGGGAGCCCCAGCTGATTGCTGAGAGTGTACCGGCCGCTATGGCTGTTGCCGCTGCCGTACCTAGTGTACTGGCCGCTGCTGCTACTAAAACTGCAGGCATTAGGGTGCCCTCCATGCTCCTAGGACGCAGTCGGTTGGTAGGGCCACTACGCCCGTCTCTGACTTAATCCATACTTTATTACTATAATATATTCCAAGGGCCTCCCCCTGATCGGTGTCAGCACAAACAAGATCTCCACTCTGTAGGTGGGTGACAGGCACGGCCGTGAAGTTAGCCTCTTCTGTTTCTTTCTGTGTGACTTTCAATAGGGCCCCGTCTATTTGCTTCTTACGGCCCGCCCTCTTTAAGAGGAGTACATATGCATACTCTTTGGTGGTATACCGCCCCCTGAAGAAGTGCATAAGATCTACGCCCGTTATCTCCAGGATTAAATTGCAGGCAAACAAACAACAATCACACGACCCCCATTGGAATGGTACATTAGAGTGTCCCTGTATATAGTTGGCTATGTGTGTTTTCTTATCCATTTAGTTCTTGCCCCAATTGATTGATTTGTTTTGTAGTGTAGCTATATATTCTAGCCCCTTGTCTCCACTGAATCGGGAGCGTTGGAACTGATCCGTGTGTCTAACCTCATTTGCCCGTGTGAGCTCTATAAGGCGGTTCTCTGCCGTTAAAGTGATGGTGCTGGTGTCTCCACCCTCTTGTATGCCAGGGACGTCCATAAGGCCACTAAATAGCTTGTACGGGTCTGTTACTATACTGCCACTTGAATCAAGGGCCCCTATCCATAGGGATACCTCATTACCTTGCCTGCCGTCTGCAAGCATCAAAGAAACAAGAGAGCTAGGCACGCCTGTGAGTGTGAAGGACATGCCATTGGCCCTCACCTCCCTGGACTCAGAGATTGCAGAGAAGCCCCCTAGGTGGCCTATACCGCTCCAGGTTTGGCTGTCCCATGTTATATCTTCATAGCCCGTCCATAGGCGTGTAATGCCACTATCCCATACTGTCTTAAAGAAAAAGACAAGTATCATCTCTGTGCCGTCGAACTGTGTCTTTAAGTTAGCTGGGGTGGATCTACTCATTAAATAGCCTCTACTGCTTGTATTGTGATACCGTAGTGACGTAGGTCATTCACGGACCAGTTAATTTGATTTGTTTTAAGTCTCCACAAGGAGGTGGTGCTTCCAGTTGTGATTGATGCGTTGTCAGAGGGAGCTGCCCTGAGTGTGGGGAAGATCTCTAGGGTAGCATTGCCGCTGCCGTCACTGTCTGCGTCCTGTGTGACCTTGTATGCATAGTTTCCTATTTGTATCCAATCACCTGCTTTAAGTATGCCAGTGACGCCCGTAGACCAGCCATCTGTAAGGAGGGTCCGTCCTGTTTGTCCTGCACCCTTAACTACGGGCGTGCCTGTAGCTGTACCGCGCGGTGTGGTGCCGTCTGGGTCGCCTAGAGTGAAGGTACCTCGTGGACCGTTAAGCCCACAGAGGAAACCAATAAACTGTTCTGCATCTGCCCTCTCCATTGGAGGAAGCTCTATATCTATTTCCCACCAGGAACCTGGGTGCTCGTAGACTTGCATAGCGCCCGTGAAGGGAGACTTGCTTGTAGCTACGATCGTCTTGGCGGTCCATGTTATGTTTCTAATAGGGACGGCCGAGGGGAAAGATAAAGGATAACTTAGTGCCATTATAGACCGCCTTTTCGTTGTTGAGCCTCTCTAACTCCACTTACCGCTGACTGCTGAATCAGTGGCATGTGAGCCATTAGCTGCTCTTTGAAGACGCGCTGAGCGTCTGGGTTTACACTTATGTTTTGTACGACCGTTACTCCACCGCCGCTGCCTAGGGTGTCATTGTTTACGACCGTCCCTGCTCTGCCCGGTATGAATAGTTCTGGTCCTCTTTCACCCACTAGGTGTGGCTTGTTTATAGGGCCACCCAGGGCCTTACCTGGTACGCCTAGGAAGCCTGAAAGCATTCCACCGAACTTATCTCCTACGGCACCCATTACGGGGCTTAGAAAGGATCCCAGGGCCCCGCCCCCTATGTCTCCTCCAAGGGAGCTGCCTAGGTTAGAGAATGCCTGACCCATTGAGTTCTGTATACTAGTTCCTAGGTTCTCAAACGTAGAACTTACCTTAGCCGTGGCCTTCTCAGCAGGCTTAACCATAACCCTCTCTAGGCGTTCAAACTCTACTTTTACTGTATCTACTACAGCGGGTGCCGACTGCGTCGCGACACGCTCTTTGAGTTCGTCAAAGTACTGGGACACTTTATTAACAGCTTTCTTTACGGGCTCGGTTACGGCTTTTTCTACTTTAGCAAATCCCTTCTTTACTTTATCTACCATCTTAGGTATGGTTTCTTTTCCTACCACTTTATCATACATTTTGGAAAAGAAGTCAGTGACGGTCTTAACTTTATTTATTACGTTGTCTATTACGGGCCCTAGTTTGTCCCATAGCCATGTCTTTACGGCCTCGTAAACATCCTGACATATTAGACTTATATACTCCCATTTCTGCCATGCTACAAACGCACCTGCAACTAATCCAGATACGGCAATAAGAGGCGTACTAAGAGCTCCTATGGCCAGTGCCAGAGGTCCCGCCGCTGCTGCGACTACACCAAACACAAGAGCCGCTTCCTGCATCGAAGGAGGAAGACCCGTGAAGAGCTGTAGTCCTTGAGTTAGTGCTGAAATTAAAGGAGTAAGTACTGGCAGTATATCTTGCCCGATGATGATCTGTAGATCACTGAATGCACCAGACAGGGCCTTCATCTGATTGGAGGAGCTACCTGCTGTGGCCGCTGCATTGCCTTGCATTTGTGCTGTTTTAGAGAGCAGTGCTTGATAGGTGGCCATTGCTCTAGTGGCAGAGTCCATCTGCGCTACGCTGCCCTCGTATCCCATATTAACTGCAGCTTGAGCAACTTCTACAGCGGAAAGTGATAGGCCAATACCCTTGAGCGCTTCATTTTCGCCTAACAGAGCGCTTCGGAAGGCGGCCGTTGCCCTCTCATCGGATACATTGTTAAAGGAGGCCGTATCCAAGGCCAGTTGTGTCATACTCTTTGATAGTTGAGTGGCTGACTCTGCCGTCAGTCCTGCACTGATCAATAGTGACTGCGTGTCCGTAGCGGCTGACCGTATGGCGTTACTAGAGCGCCCTACTGCAGCTGCCGTCGCATCTGCCCAGGCCCGTACCGACTCTGCTGAATTACCAAAAACAATACCTAGCTTGTCTTCCATCTCTTCTGCATCTGCTGCGGCCTTAACTGCAGACTTACCAAACAGAACTAGGGGAGCCGTAACCGCTGCACTCAGGCCAATGCCAATGCTCCTCATTGATGATTGCATCTTCTTCACGGAAGACGAGACGGTAGCTTTTGCTTTGTTTAGGTCACTTCTCAGCTTATCGGTCGTAGCCCGTACCGATACCTGTGCTTCTCCTAACTGACTAGAGAATGTCATGTCTTAGCCTTCCTTTTCTTAGGCAGCGTATCTAACCACTGCTTTGTTTCTTCTTTCTTCTTTGGAGTCTCATGTTTAATAAGTATGGACTTCAATTCAGGGAATTTCTTAGGGTTGTGGTATCCCACTGCCGTAAGGTGAGCCGTCCACCAACTCTCTGCCATACCTTGATTTATTCTAGACTCGTAGCCAGTTAAGTACTGACAAAACTCATAATAAGTAAGAGACCATAATTCATCAGGGGTAAGGCTGAGGACGCCCAGGCCCGTGGAAACAATCATGTCCCAGTCCAGGTCCGCTGCGTCCTCATTCCCGTCTACTTTTTTGGATTAGGACCAGCTAGGGCCAGTGTGATGCACTCACCGAGTTTGGTGGTCACTTCCTGTATACATAAATCCATGTCACCTATCTTCTTTAGTGGGATGGTCTTCCCTGCAGCTAAATATAAAAGATGAATAAGAACCTTTACGTCCATCTGATCTAGGCGGCTCAGTATCTCCATAAGAGGGGCGCCCTCGAAGGCCTCCTGCAGCTCTGCGAATGCATTGAGTGTAAGTTTGAGTTGTAATGTTTTACCGTCGATGTCTATCTCGACCTCGCCTCTGTGTTTGTTTGCCATTGTCCTGTATCCTTTTTATTATAGTCCTGATGACCACGTTCCTGAGATCTGAAACGAAGCACTGATAGCAGCTACGTCCATATCTGGGTGTGATCTGTTTAATGATGTAACGAAGGCAGTCGCCGATGCTACAAACGTATCATTACGGTAGCGCATTAGAGTGACGGACGTCTGAGCTTCCATAGCTGCAGATAGGTCATCCCATGCTGAGTCTCCGTTTACATACAGGCCGTCTAAATCGACCGTGTGGTTAGTGCGTCCTGCGATGAAGGTCGCCTCTGCGTCGCCTTTTGCTGACGTCTCTATTACGGACATCTCTGCGTTAAGACTTACGTTTCTCTCGCCAGCTACTTGGTTTGCACCTACGTAGATGACTACATCATCACCGTTTTCTCCTGAAGCCATGTTATTCTCCTTATGCTAAAGTGAAGGTTACTGATAATACGGCCATCTTGGAGTGTATGTCATACTCCCCTTGGATTGGGCCTGTTACTTCGGTTACTATATTTGTCCAGCCACTAACCGTAATGGTCTGTCTATGAAACACAGTACGTACATACTCAGCCAGCACCGCTGGGTCTGATTTAACGCTTGTGATTACTGATATATCTACTGAGATAGTTCGGACCCTGCCCGTCTTTGTGTCTCCGTTTCTGTCTGCTACGACCTCGTACGCTATACACGGCACTTCCATGTCTTTTGGTACGAAGAAGCCATCTACGATAGCATAGCCGCCCCTGTAGGCAGCGACCGCGCCAGTCACGTCTGAACTCGCTACTAGAGCGTCGTATATTCCCTGCCTAAGTGCATCCATTATCCAAACATCCTTGATATATTAATTACATTGTTTTTTATTGTAGGGCTAAGGAAGGGCCGTGTTGTGCCGTCCCGTATGCCGTCTTTCTCTAGTAGGGGCGCATACCTATTTGCAGGCCCTCTACGGACTCCGAGGTAGCCGATGACATCAAAGCCCCTGGTCTCTACAACAGAGCCTACAGAGGCCCTCAGTGTGCCTGTACGGACACGCGGTGGCTCGCCCGGTCTAGAGGGGCTGCTGCCTGTTATGTTTCCCTTACTCACGAGCCTCTTGGCGTAGCGCTCTAGCATATGGACGACCTCAATCATCTTCTTACGTAGGTGCTCTTTCAGTGCTCGTTTAAAGCGTTCCTCGTGCCATTCTATTTTCATATAGCTATCCTTCTATAAGGGGCTAGCCTAAACAGATTACTAGATGTCAGTTTGAGGTCGTGGTCAGCTTCCTTGACTTCTACGTGATCGGGTTGCGTCCATCGGCCCTTGTTGTTTGAGTTAGGTATTAGTTTTAAATTACGGTCTATCATGTCGTAGGCCACCCATTTGACGGCCTCTGGTACGGCAGCGAAGCCTGTATGGTAGGTTACTCTGTATCTTCTACGCCCAGCACCCCAGGTGTACAGTCCATTAAGTCCTGAGTCTTTGAGGTAAATCATACCTTCAGAAGGGTAATAATCATAAGAGGAAGAGGAGACCGTAGAATCATCCGTTGTATCTTTGATGAGCGTGATGCTAATTATAGGAGATCTTGGAACAATCAAGTACTCATGGCCGCCGTCTACGTATTCAGTAGTTGCTGTGCTTTCGAAGTATGTGTTGCAATAACTCTCTATTGTTTCGGAAACAAGAGTGATAAGTTCAGCGATGAGGTCGTCGTGTGTCGATCCTGTAAGTCCAAGGTACGTCTTGACTTCGGCTGTTGTTACTAAGGCTGTCATAAGAATATCCTATATAAATAAATTGATAAAGGCCCCCGCAAAGGAGGGCCGGGATGGTTTAAGCCATTAGGTTTGCACCTAGGTGACGTGGGTGTCCACGAAGGATGATACCGCCGTAGATAGCTCCTGTGCTAGCACTTGTTACAGTAGCAGCAATTCGGATGTAACGCTGGTTTCCAGTGTACCCAACGATATAAGCTTGATCGTCATCAGTTGCACCGTCGATTACGACGTTACCAGATGCGTTGATCGCTCCAATGTTAGCATTGAAAACAAGATCAGCTGCTGCAACGTCTGTGAACGTTGAGTTGTCTGCTGACTCTTCTAGGTGAATAGTGTGTGTACCATCTGTCCATGCATCAGCATCGATTAACATGACGGCACTTTCGTAGTTTTTAAGGTCAGCTGCTGCTCCATTTCCAGAGGCTGTCTTGGCCCCTACGTCTATGGATTTTACAGGCTGATCTTCACCAGTCGCAGTTCTCTGCGCTAGTAAGTTTTTAAGATCTCTCTTAGCCATTTTATATACTCCTCTTAGTTACGGTTGTAACGGATAAATGCTTCTTGTACTGTTGGTGCACTGTCAACACGCATTGACATGATGAAACCAATCTTACCTTCGTCTGCATAACGCTCATCTAAACGCTTAACAGTAACGCCACGGCGCTCTACAATCCAATAGTGCTTCATGTCGCCGAATACGAATGCGCAATCGCCGTCAGCGGCTGGGGCAGTCATTCTTTCAACTTCTACTAAAGGATATCCATTTAGCATTAGAGGCTGTCCAGCCATTAGGTTTGTTCTGAATAGTGGTCTGCTCTCACCGTCTAGAAGCTTGTTTACTTCTTCTACTTGATCACGGCTCATGATGTAAGCACCAGCTCTGCGGTACTGCAACTTAAGCTTAGTAGGGGCTTCAAGGATAGACACTGTGTTAATGTTTGTAGCAGAGGAAGTGAGGTCCTGTGCAGTTAGGTTAGCGTTTAGTAGACCTAGGCCTTCGTCAACACCTGTTCCGTTGATGATGTCATCTTCTAGCTCTTCAGCAAAACGAGAAGCAAAGTGATCAACTAGGTGGCCCTCGATGTCAAAGTCGCTGTCTTCTAGTAGCTCTTCTGGGATCTTAAACAAGATAGCCTTTTTGTGAGGCACGAACTGCTGCTTACCAAATGCGTTGGTGATAGCTAGCTCACTCAATGTATCGCCTTCACCTACATTAGAAATAGTTCCTGTGAACTCAAATGTTGGGAAAGGAATAGAGCCCTTGTTTGTAGGCACTACAGTCGCCATGTTACGTAGCTGAAGGATATCATCCAATTGCTCGATTAAACGATTCTGTAGCTCTCCGTGGACGAATACGCCACCGTCTGCGTCATTAGCAGACCCTAGAGACTTACGCTCTTCTGCTGTAAGGGCTGACTTACCTTGGCGTAGGTATGTACCTATTGCCTTCTTCTGTACATCTTCGGTCATCGAAACTTCCTCTTCTTTGTTTGTACTTACTGGTACTCTGTTTGTTACTGTTTGTTCTAGCTTAGCGGCCTTTGCCTCTAATTCTAGTTGAGCTTCTGCTTGCTGTGTGTACTCTTCTGCTTTCACAAAAAGGTCCTCAATTTGTGACATTGTCTCAGGTGAGAGCCCACTTTCTCTATGCTTAGCAAGGAGCTCCTTTCCAGCTTCTAGAGCTGCATCTGCTTGATCGAAAAGATTCTTACTTTCCATTATATTTTCTCCTTGTTTGTTTAATAGACATACCTAATAGGTCTGCCCTTTTTTCGAGGATAGTTACTTCCTCGTCTGTTGGAAGTGCGCTCTCTGTAGGCTGCTCCTGCTCAACAACTTCTTCTACTTGCTTCTCACAAGTACAAGGGTTGCAGTCACAAGCACCTCTAGCTTCACCGTCCGATTTAACTGATAATATTTCTGCCCTGTCATTAGCAGGGATAGGAACTACTGATACTTCAACCATGTCAACATCAGTAATAACTCTAACTTCTTGACCGTCGTAGCGGTCGTATCTCATGTCTTTAATATAAAAACCAACACTCATCTTCTTGATGTGGCCCTGCATGAGCTTCTGACGGATCTCTTCGACTTTAGGCGTGTCGGCTAGTCTAGCCTCTATAAACAAACCAGTCTCATCGCTGTAGGCATCAACGACCGTCCCTAGGACGTGCTCACTATCACTCACATGAGTATCAAGTAAAGGTATGCCACCGTCTTCC